GTTATTCGCCCGCGGGGGTTTAATAGACACAACTTTAATATATTGACTTTAATTTTAAAATATGGCAAGTAGAAAAGAAGTTGCTGCGCATTTATTTATGTCAGTCCAAAACATTGGTAATTTAATAGAAAAAGGTATACTTTTTGCTAAAAAAGGCCCTAATCCGCTAGATATTGACGCTTCTAGGCGCTCATATATAGAGTATTTACAAAAACAAGCTAGATTTTATATAAAAGATGGCACAGGAGACATAACAGAAGAAAAAACTAAGCTTACTGCCGCTCAAGCTAAAAAAGCGCAGCTAGATGTAGCTGTTATAGAGGGTAAATTAATACCAACAGATTTAATTGAAGAAACTTGGAATAATTATGTAGCTAATTGCAGAGGAAAGCTATTAACTATACCTAATAAAGTAACACATTTAGTTTTAGCAAGCGAAGAATTTGCTGAGGTTGAAAAATTAATAAAAGATGCTATACATGAAGCATTAACGGAGTTAGCTAATGACCCTATACCAAGAGAATATAGAGAAAATACTCTCATCGACAAAAAGAATATGGAACCCACCGCCTGATATTACCGTTTCAGAGTGGGCAGATAAATACAGAGTTCTTTCCCCGGAGTCTTCAGCCGAAGCTGGTATGTGGAAAACTTCGCGTGCGCCTTATCAAAAAGGAATAATGGACGCTGTTAACGATCATGATATTTCAACAATTGTTTTTATGAAGAGTGCCCAGGTTGGCGCTACTGAAATTCTCAACAATATAGTTGCATATTATATTGACCAGGACCCTAGTCCAACTTTAGTTTTACAGCCAACATTAGCAATGGCGCAGGCTTGGAGTAAGGATAGGCTTGCTAACATGATAAGAGACTGCGACCAATTAAGAAAAAAAGTAAAAGATCCTAAAAGTAAAAATAGTTCAAACACAGTTTTATCAAAACAATTTCCAGGCGGCAATATTAATATTGTTGGGTCTAACTCAGCCGCAGGGCTCGCATCACGCCCTATAAGAATTCTTTTGTGCGATGAAATCGATCGATATGAGCATTCAGCCGGAGCAGAGGGCGACCCGATTAACTTAGCAATGAAAAGAACTACAACATTTTGGAACAGAAAAATTTTTATAACTTCAACTCCTACTATAAAAGGCTTGTCAAGAATTGAAATTGCTTTTGAAGAATCTGATCAGCGTTATTATCATGTGCCATGCCCACATTGTAATGAATACCAAGAGTTAGTATGGGAACAAATACATTGGGAATCTGGTAAACCAGAAACAGCAGAATATACTTGTAAGCACTGCGAGCAAATAATTCCTGAATCTAAAAAACAAAGCATGCTACAAAAAGGTAAATGGATAGCATCTAAAGAAACTAATAAAATTGCAGGGTTCCATTTATCAGAATTATACAGCCCCTGGCGAACATGGAAAGAAATGGCTTTGGATTTTTATGCAGTAAAAGGTCAGGCAGAAATGTTAAAAACATGGGTTAACACTGCTTTAGGAAAAAGTTTTGATGACCCTGGGGAAAGTATAGACCATACCGGATTATTACATAAGCGTGGTAATTATGACGCTTCATTAATACCTAATAAAGTATTAGTTATAACTTGCGGAGTTGATGTGCAAGGCGATAGGCTCGAAGCCCAGGTAATTGGGTGGGGTCATAATAATGAAGCTTGGGTTTTAGATTACAGAATATTTTTCGGCGATCCTTCGAGCGGTTTAGTTTGGAAAGATCTTGATAAATATTTAAACGGTTTTTATATTCGAGAAGATAATAAAAAATTAAGAATTAATTGTTCTTGTATTGATTCAGGTGGACATCATACACAGCAGGTTTACGCTTTTTGTAAAACAAGAACGCATAGAAAAATTTATGCTATAAAAGGTCAATCACAATCTAATAAACCTATTGCAGGCCGTCCTTCGTATATAGGAAGAGCTAGAAATATTTTATTCCCAGTTGGGGCAGACACAGCTAAAGAATTTATTTATTCAAGATTAAAAGCAGAAGAAGAAACTATACATTTCCCGGCCACAGTCGATGAAGAATATTTTATGCAGCTTACAGCTGAAAAAAGAATTATTAAATATGTTAAAGGGCGTAAAAAATTTGAATGGGTTAAAAAAAATACACGTAATGAAGCGCTTGATACTTTTGTTTATGCTTTAGCAGGTTTATATATACTGCAGCCTAATTACAATAAACTCGAGCATGCTATTAATAATTTTAAAAGTAACAATACAGAACATAAAAAGATAATGCAAAAAAATTCTAATAATATAAAAAGAACTGATTGGATAAACAGCTGGAAATAAATATATAAAAACATATACTTTTATATATAAACTAGTTTATAATAAATTATCTTTACAAAATTATGGAGGGTTAAAGATGAAATTTACTGTAGAAAACTTAATAACATATTTTGAAAATCAATTGTTAATTGTTGAAAGAAAAGAAAAAGCAGGCGTATTTATAGCGCCTAATTATAAATTAGAATTAGAAAAAAAATTAAATGATCTTAAAAAAGGGGCGCAAGTATGAGTATTAAAAATTATATGGTTGATGATATAAGGCATCTTAATAATAAATATCTTATTAGAAATTTTATAAATGATTTAGTTAAGCATAAAAGTAAATCTTTGCTTATAGATTATTTAAAATTTAGAGCTGATTTTATACATGAAGAGCTGCAAGAACTTTACACAAGTATAGAAGAACAAAATCCAGAAGATGTTGTTGATGCATTAATTGATATTATAGTAGTGGCTATTGGGACGCTTGATTGTTTCGATGTTCGTATAGATGAATCATGGCGTGCAGTACATAAAGCTAATATGACAAAAACGCGAGGGCATAAAAGTACGCGCCCCAATCCTTATTATTTACCTGATCTTATAAAGCCAGAAGGTTGGCGAGAGCCAGATCATACAGATTTTGTAGGAAAGTTAGATTTTTTAAATATAGATTAATTATGCATTCAGTATTAAAAGAAGCCGCTGATTTACAAAAATTAAAAGCGCAAGATTATGATTCAAAAAATTCCGAAGCAAAAGAAGAATATTTTCCTTATGGCGATTTATCGTATTTGCAAATGATACAAACTAAAGTAAAGCGTATTGAAGCTGTTGTTACTAGTAAAGAAAATATTAACTTTGAGTCAGCTTATGATTCAGTATTAGATTTAATAAATTACGCTAGTTTTTACGGCGCTTATTTAAAAAATAAAAATGACAATAAATAATAAGTTAATAAACGAAAAAAATTATTTAAACTTAATACATAAAATTTTAAATCATGGTGTTTTACGTAAAGAAGAAAGAACAGGCGTAGGCGCTTATTCTAAATTTGGTGTTTGTATACATTTTAATTTAGCTAATAGCTTTCCTTTATTTACACATAGGCAAATATTTTATAAAGGGGTTATTGGCGAGCTTATAGCTTTTATAAATGGTTATACAAATATTAAAGATTTTAATAAATTAGGCTGCAATTATTGGAATGATTTTGCAGATAACAACGGCGATTTAGGCCCTATATATGGATATCAGTGGAATAATTATAATGGTCAAGGTGTAAATCAATTAGAAAATTTAATAAAAGAAGCAAAAATAAATCCTCAATCTAGAAGATTATATGTAACAGCTTGGAACCCTAATCAAATAGAAGAAATGCGGCTGCCACCTTGTTTTCATGGTTTTCAAATTTTTATACATGAAAAAAAATTAAATATGCTAGTCCATATGCGTTCCTCTGATGTAATGCTTGGTTTACCCTCCGATGTTTTATTCCATGCATTATTAATGTTAGTAATAAGTAATGAAATGCGATTATTTCCTGAAAAGCTAACATTTACATTAGGGGATGCGCATATTTATCGCAATCATTTCGAATATGCAAACAAAATAAAATATTTTGAGCCGCATAATCCTGCAAAAGTTATATTAAATGCAGATAGCACTATAAATAATCTTAAGCCTGAAAACTTTATGATTATAGATTATAAGCATAATGCACCATATAAATTACCTATAAATGATTAATATTACACCAGCTTGGCAGCTTAAATATTTTCAATTAGCAAAAACTATTGCAAATTTTTCAAAAGATCCTTGTCAAAAAGTTGGGGCTGTTGCTATTGGAAATTATGGTCAAGTATTATCGCAGGGTTATAACGGTTTTCCGCGTAAATTTTCTGATAAAGAAGAATTTTATAGTAATAAGTTAATTAAAAATAATTTTATAATACACGCCGAAATGAATTGCATTTATAATGCTGCTTTAACAGGCGTTTCGTTAGATCAAGCATTGCTATTTGTTTACGGCTTGCATATATGCCATGAATGCGCAAAAGGTATTATACAAGCTGGCTTTAGCAAAGTTTACAGCAAAGGACCGGCTGCATATAGTAAAAAATGGAACGAAAGTTTTAAATTATCTGAAGAAAGTTTTAAAAAAGCAGGTATTATATATAAAAAAATTAATATAAATTAATTGCATAAAGTACAACTTATATTATAAATTTCTGATATAATCGGGTATAACTATAATTTTTATTTATGCCGAATAAATTTGACAGAACTAACTATTCTACAGCTGAGCCGAGTACATTAGTAGCCGGAGATCGTTTTACATGGAAGCGTGATGATTTAGCCGGAGATTATTCACCTAGTGCTTTCGCACTTACTTATGAATTTCATTCTGATGTTGGCGGCGGTGGTACAAAAAAATTTACAATAACTGCTACTGAAGCTGATGATACATATTATATAGAAGTTGGTTCGTCAACTACTGCTAACTACACTCCTGGCGATTATATATGGGAGGCATATATTACGCGCTCAAGTGATTCAGAAAGAATTATGGTTGATTCTGGAAGAACAGAAATAACAATAAATCTTGCTAACACTACTGCGGATTTAAGAAGTCATGCAAAAAAAGTTTTAGATGCTATTGAAGCGGTTATTGAAAATCGTGCAACTATGGACCAGAGCTCAATGTCAATTGCTGGTAGATCACTTTCTCGAATGAATATTGACGAGCTCATGAGTTTTCGATCGCAATATAAAACAGAGTATTTAAAAGAAATCAAGTTAGCTAGAATACGCAATAAACAAGGCTCAGGCAATACTGTAAAAGTAAGTTTTGGGTCAACATCAACCGTTAATCCAACGAGTTACTCATAATGGCTTGGTATAACAATATATTTAAACAAAATAAAAAAAGAAAAACTTTTAAAAGAAGTTACTCAGGCGCAAATACGGGCAGACTATTTGCTGATTTTTTAACTAATTCATCAAGTGCCGATGCTGAAATAAAAGACAATATACGTATTTTACGAGATAGATCACGAGAATTAGCCCGCAATGATCCATATATCTCACGATACTTAAACCTTATGGTATCTAATGTGATCGGAAGGCATGGCATAAGAGTTAGCAGTAAAGCGCGAAATAGCAATCAGTTATTGGACCTTGCTGCTAACCAGCTTATTGAAAGCGCTTGGAAAGACTGGTGCAGACTGGGGAATTGCACCACAAATGAACGTTTAACATTTTTGGATTGTCAAAAAATATTTGTTGAAAGTTTATGTCGAGATGGAGAAGTATTAATTAGAAAAATTAAAAAAGAAAATAGCCCTTTTGGTTTTCAAATTCAATTTCTTGAAGCCGATCATTTAGACGAACAAAAAAATGATAGTAGCCTTAAAAATGGCAACAGTATAAAAATGGGCGTAGAGGTTGATAGATTTGATAAGCCTGTTGCATATCATTTATTTAAAAGGCATCCTTACGATCAAACATACCCTAAACCAGCACAAGAACATATAAGAGTTCCTGCTGAAGAAATTATACATGCTTACCTTCCACAGCGGGCTGAGCAAACAAGAGGCGTTTCTTTAATAGCGCCTATTATGGCAAATATGAAAATGCTTAACGGATATTATGAGGCTGAAATTGTAGCCGCACGTGTGGCGGCTTCTAAAATGGGTTTTATTACTAGCCCAGATGGCGATGGCTATATTGGCGATGGTGATATGGAAGATGTTTTTAATCCAACTATGAACGCGCAAGCCGGCGTTTTTGAGCAGCTACCTGCAGGACATGATTTTAAAACGTTTGACCCAAGCCACCCCTCAACAGCTTTTGAATCTTTTTCAACAAGTGTATTAAGAAGCATAGCTAGCGGATTAAATATTTCTTATCATGCGCTTTCAAATGATTTAACAAGTGTTAATTATTCTTCAATTCGTCAAGGCGCTTTAGAAGATCGCTCTATGTTTCAACTATATCAGCAGTTTGTAATAGATCATTTTATAAACCCTATATTTCAATCATGGCTTGAAATGTCTATGTCTATGGGGCGAATAAATTTGCCGATTGATAAGTTAGATAAATTTAGTAATGCAATCAAATTTATACCAAGAAGCTTTGCTTGGATTGACCCGTTAAAAGAAATGCAATCACATACTTTAGGTTTACAAAACGGAATAGTAACTTATTCAGATATTTCAGCAGCTTATGGCAGAGATACAGAAGAATTATTTGAACAACATCAAAAAGAAATAGAACTAGCAAAACAATATGATATTGAATTAGCTTACCAACCTTTTGGTACTAAATTACCAATAGAGCCTAATATTTTAGGAGGTGACGACGATGGCTAAGCCTAACGAAAGCATGAAAGTTGAAGCCCAACGAGGTATTGATTGGCGTAAAGAGTTTGGCAGAGGCGGCACAAGAATTGGTTTAACAAGAGCAAATCAAATTGTTAATGGGGTTGATTTATCTGATACTACAATAAAAAGAATGTATTCTTATTTTTCTCGTCATGAAGTCGATAAAAAAGCAGAGGGATTTAGGCCTGGAGAAGACGGCTATCCTAGTAATGGGAGAATCGCCTGGGCTCTATGGGGAGGAGACCCAGGTTTTTCTTGGTCAGCTAGATTAGTAGAAAAAATGAAAAAAGAAGAAGAAAATAGATTTGAAGAAGTTAGGCCTTATCCAAATGAGCATGCCGCTAGAATAGAGGACCCTGAAGATTTTGATTATTTTAGAAGAAAAAATAATGAATTTAAAAGTGGCATACACGCTATACATGGTATTAACGATGAAAAAAGATTAATACAGAGTATTAGATTTGATAAAAATAAATACACAGTTGATGAAGCAAAAGATTGGCTTGAAAGAAATGATTTTGAATATATCAAATTCGAGCCTGCTATAGAAGAAAAAAAATTAGTTCTTAGACAAGAAACAATTGAATATGAAGTAATTATCAAAAAAGGTGAAAATAAGTATGGTGAGGGTAACAAGTTTTATTTAGATGGCGAACTCTCGCCAAGACTTATTA